CGGCTGCGTGTGGGCCGGCGGCGTCCAGTCCACGCCGGCCGGGGCCGTGAACGTGCTGTCGCCCTTGGGGAACAGGAACAGCGCGTAGTTCTTGATCAGACGCACGTTGCCGGCGGTATTGCCGTTGGACACGTACCCGTAGTCGGTCGCGCCCTGCGCGGCGACGGTGGTTTTTTCGTTGTTGTCAGACATTCGTCTGCACCTTTCCGTTCTTCGCGTGTGGCGGCACGTTGTCTTTGGTTGTGTTTCAGTTGACGGTGACCTCGAGCAGGAGCACGCCGTACGCGCACACCAGCCTCTTGTCCTCGTCAGTCATGCGTACCGGCCCGGATTCGAGTGACGCGTCGATGAGCGGCGCGACGGTTCCAAGCCCGATGATCTCCCTCGCGATGTCGGCCCACAGGCGTGCGGCCTTGTCCCAGTCGCCCGTATGGTCCTCTCTCATGCAGCGCACGCTCAGCCGCAGCCGCACGTACTGCGAGATTGGGGTGCTCATGCCTTGCATGGAGTCGGCCAGCGTGGCTTCGGTGAAAGGAGGTTCGAGGTCGCTTCGTTCGATGGTGTCGAACGTCACGTCCGGGAACAGTGTCCTCAGTTTGGGCAGGAGCAGGGGTTCCGTGCGCCGGGGAGTGACCGGGATGCTCATACGCGCATCCTTCCGAGCGTGTCCTCTAGCGTGCCGTGCGCCTTCTCCACCGGTGCCGGGCAGATGATCGCCACGCCGCTACGGTTCTTGCCGTCATGGTCGCGGACCATGCAACGGTCATCCTCTACGGCGGCCTCGGCCGCGTCCCTCATGCGCGAGCGCAATGTCTCGTTTTTGAGGACCTGTTGGCTGAACGCCTTGCGGTTGAATACGAATCTGCATCGTTTGGCCATGCTTATCCTTCCCGTTCGCCCACGGTGATGACGTCGCCTATGTGGCGTCCGTGGAGGTTGTTCCACACTTGCGGTTTTCCTTTGACGGGCAGGAGGATGCCTCTGACTTTGATCAGGTCGGTGGCTTGGATGCCTGTCGGCTGGCTACCGCGGATGTGGATCGTGTATTCGATGGTCTGCGGGCTGGCGTTCTCCTCGGTCTGGTCGGTGGTGGAGGTTGGCGCGACCATCGCCTGGAACGTGCCGACGCGGGCGGGTTTGCCCTGGATGGGGTTGCCGTCCGTGTCGGTGGTGGACTGGCCGCGCCACACTTCGATGGTTTCCACTAGGACGTCTCCCCCGTTGCCATGTCGACGCTGAACGCGCGTTGGGCGTTGATGCCGAGGATGCGTTTCTCGTCGTCGCGCAGCCACAGGTCGCCGGTTGGTGCTCCGAAACTGTATTGTTCGCTGAAGCTGCCGGTGGTCTGGTTCATCTGCGTGACGCCGCCGGGAATGTCGTACGGGTCGGCCTGCATGATTCTGCGAACGATGTCGCAGGTGATCTTCGTCAACAGTCGCGGCCGTTCGTCGAGGAGCCGCTGCCAGTTCGGGGAGCGTTCCTTGATGTAGTCGGTCACGTCCGCGAGATGCGTGTCGGCCTTCTCACGTTCCTCGTCGGTGAGTTTGTGCCACCTCTGTTCGAGGTCGACGGAGGTGGCGAACACGTCTGGTTCGTCCGTCATGGTCACTTCTTTTCCGGCAGCTTGATCATTCCAGAGGCCTCGAAGCCGGCGACAAGGTCGTTGAACTGTTTCGCCAGTGTGTTGAAGGCCGTGACGAGTTTGTCGTATTCGTCCTTGGTCGGAGCAGCTGCGGCTGCCTTGGCGATATTGTCATCGACGTTCCCAAGCGTCTGTTCGGGTGCGAACCGCTTGACCGCGCCGAGGGTGTCCTCGCCGGCCGCCTGCAGCTCGTAAGCCCTGGAGCCTGCGGAGAAGTCGGTGCCGTCGGTGTTGACGAGTCGCACCTGCGCGTCCAGCGGACCGACAGTGTGCTTTTCCTCTCCTACAGGATTGACAACAAGCGTCTGGATGGGAAAACTCATAGTTCACCTCACTTGGTTTTGAGTACCGCGAATGCGTGCGGGTCGATGACGGCGAACGCGTACATCGCCTCGGTGCGGTATGCGATCTGGTTGTGCGCCTTCAGGTCGACGCCGGTCTGGTCCGGATCGCCGTAGGCGATGATCTCGCTGGTCAGGTCGCGGACCATGCCCCACTTGATGAGGCTGAAGTCTCCCATGAACGCGAGCACCTTCGTCGGGGTCGTGGCCAGTCGCCCGTTGACGGTGCCGGAGGTCGCGGCGGTGATGCCGTCCAAGCTGCCGGCCTGCAGGTTCAGCGGGATCTCCGGGTAGAAGCGCATGCCGGTGGAGGGCACGCGCAGCTTGCGCAGACGGGACGCCCACGTCTTGGACAATGCCACGCCGTTGATGTCGTAGGAGTCGTTCAGCGCGTCGGCCAAGGCATCCACGTTGCTGATGTCGTCATCGCCGGCGGTCACCTGCACGGCGGACGTGCTCAACGGGTTGAATCCGGAAAGCGCGGTGCCAGCCTTCGGGTTGATCGCATGGTAGATCACGTAGTCGAGCGCACGACCCAAAGCGGCTGCCTGATCCGCTTGGATGCTGCGGATGATCTGCAGCTGGTTGTCCTCGTCCGCCCACTGGAGTTCGCTGGTGACGCGGGTGGTGGTCTGCACTTTGAAGCGTTTCGCCACGACGGAATCCACGGTCTGCTCGTAGCTGCCCTTGACGGCGCCCTCGGCCACGACCTCGGCTTCGCTCTTGCCGTCGAACACGAGGTAGTCGGCGTCGGAGAAGATCTGCGGCGTGCTGGGGCTCAGGGACGCGATGGTGCTGGTGTCCTTGGCCTTGTTCACGATTTCGGTGGCCACGCTCACGGGGAGCTTGATCTGGTCTGTTTTCATCGCCATGATGGCTTGTCCTTTCGGTCGGTTGGGTTATCTGCCGAGGAGCTGGTGGATGTACGAGAGCTCTTCGGCGTCCTTGCTGTTGTTCTGATGTGACGGAGAGCCCGTCTGGTTCCTCACCTGCGGCGGCTTGGATGCCGGATGCAGTGCCGCTTGCAGGAGGTCCGCGTGCGCTTCGAGCTCGTCCTTGGTGCTTCCGCGGAGCAGTTCGGACGGGACGCCCTTGTCTTTGGCGACTTCGGACACCCATTCGGCGTGCTGCTTCTCGGCAGCGGCATCGTCGATCTGCTTGCGCAGGGCGGCGTTCGATTCCTTGAGCTTGTCGAGCTCGCTCTTGCCCGCGTTCTCCATCTCGTCGAGTCTCATGGCCTTGGATTTGAGCTCGTCGTAGTCCTTGTACTTGCCGCGCTCCTTGGCCAGTCTTCTCTCGACGATCTGGTCGACCTGCTCCTGGGTGAACGATTTCGGTTCGGGCTCGTTGCCTTCACCGGAACCGCCTTCACCGGAACCGCCTTCGCCGGAACCGCCGTCGATGAGACGGACACGGGCCGGGAATCGGAATCTGTTGAACATGTCGTGCTCCTTCTTGCTGTTTCCCGTGGATTCGAGTTCGACCGCGCCACGGTGCGCTGTATGGTCCTCCCACGCGATGCGGCGCATGGTCGCCGCCGGCCGGAGGGCCGGTTGAGTGGTGGATGCGGGATTCGCACCCGCGTGGCAAAATGCGCCCGATTTACAGTCGGGTCCGTTCGTCTGCTCCGGCAATCCACCAAAAGGTGATAGAATGGATATGTAAGCGCCCTTGTTACCGCCCTTTTTGGTAGTTTCAGCGGCGCTTACTTGATTCTCAGCAACTGTCCTTTTTTGTTCAGGATGTATACGATCCCATTCTTGAAACGATGACTTTTCATGATGTTTCCGATGAGTTCCTCATCGCTCATGTTGTCGTTTTCGGAATTGTCGATGATCAGCCGTCTGCAATCCGGCTTTTTTGACGCGCTGCCCATATATCCGTCGATAGTGCGGAATTTGTCTGCTGATTGAGGCGTCTTGAGCTCGATGCCGCCTTCCAAATCAGACAAGCCGATCAGGAGCATACGCCCAGTGTCTGGATCCTTCGCTTCACGATGGTCGATCTGAAAGGCCGGGACGATTCCATGTCTGCGCAGTCTCTGGGCCGTTCGTATCTCCTGCGGTCTTGCCTTCTCGGTTTCCTCACGCATCCCATCACTTGGGAAGCTGATCAGTGGCTCTGCGCCGCTGTGGAGCCATTCTCGGTCGCGCCAGCGCATCTCGGCGAGTATCTGGTTGCGTTTCCAGTTGCCGAACTTCTGGTCCGGCGAACTGCGGGTTCTCAGGTATTCGTCGTGGGTAAGACGATGCTCGATGGCCGTCTTGCATTGTTCCCAGCGTTCACTCATGCCGTCGGGGGCGAAGCCTTTGAGCTTCTGCCTTCCCCAGCTGCTGATGACATCACAGTGACAGTGGCCATTGTGGAAGGTGGGGCCGAAGTCGGCCGTCTCTTCACTGAGGTATTCGAAGCCACGGGTGGCGAGCATGACGCAGAACGCGCATGGATCGCTGCCTCGTGGCACGCGCGCCCATTTTGGTTTTGTGGGGTCGGCATGCATGTCACGCATGGTCATAAGCCTGGCGGATGTGCTGACCATGTCACCAATGAGCTGCTGCCAGTCATCGATGGTCTTCAACTCCGGCCACAGACTGTCCACGCTCAATCCGGCATTGCTGCGTCCGGCGACGAGGTCGGAGTAGTTGAGACCATTCCAGTCAGTTCCGGAGAAACCGCCGTTCATGCGGTAGAGGACTTCGCTTGGATCAAGCAAATCCGGGTGTTCGAACTCCGGCAGATCCACTCCTGACTGCTCGGCCCATATAGCGCGTAGCTGGCTGAAATAATCGTCAGCCAGCTGCGCGGACTGTCTCGAGTAGTCCTCGACCACATCGCGCATGAACAACGGGTTGGAGCGGTACTGCGCCTCTATAGCGTCAGCCGCTTCGTCTGCCAATGCATCAAGGTCGGCGACGTATCCCGCATAGGCTTGGTCAAGCAGCCGTTGAAGATCTCTCCTGTTCGTCTCCGGTATGTTCAGGCTGTTGAGTTCCATCCTGAACCTCCTCGCCGCCGGCCGATGCCAGGCGAGCCTTTAGCTGATCGATCTGTTCCTTAGCGCGCTGGCGTTGCTGGTCGGCGCGTAAGCGGGTGATTTCCTCACGGCTCAGGCCGAGTCGTTCGAGTCCGACGTCGGAGTCGGCGTAGCCGGTGACCTTGTCGGCGATCTTCGTGAACGCGTCGGCGCGCGCCGCGTCGGAGATCTCCTTCGTGGGGGCCCATACCGGGTGTACGTCGCGCATGGAGTCGGGTATCGAGTTCGTGCCTTCGCGCAGTGCCACGGCGATGCCCATGGCGCGTTTGAGTTCGCGTCCGAAGGCCACGTTCTGCTTGTCGGCGATGCGGGTCAGGCGTCGTTCCGCTGATGCCATCGCCTCGGCACTGGTCGGATTGTCCAGTGTGATGCCCAGGTAGTCGACCGGCACGCGGGTCTGCGAGGCGACGAGCATGGCCATGGTCTTGAGCATGTCCGAATGGGGTGCCATGGACGCCTGCTGCACCTGCTGTAGTTGGGGCAGGTTGCCGTCCTCGTCGGCGCTGATGGCGTTGATCGCCTGGATGAGGCTCTTCCACGTGTTGCTGCTGAACGCGTCCTTGTTCGCGCCGATGAACCAGAGTTTGGGAACGGAGTAGAATTCGGCCGATGCCTCCATGCGGACCATGGTGCGGAATCCGGCGTCCACGAGGCTCATGAGCGAACGGCTGATGCGGCTGTGGCCGAACGGGCGGTCCATCTGCCTGTCGTAGGCGAGCGCGACGACCGTCGGCTGGTCGAAGTTCGTTTCGATTTTCTCCGCGCGCCATGGCAGTGGGCGCCCTGAGCATTCGTAGACCTTGCCGGGGAGCCATACGTTGAACGAGCAGATCCGTCCGTCCTTGTCATCCTCGGTGATGGTCAGCGCGGCGGCCAGGCGGTGGTTGCGCCTGTCCCAGATTCCCGCGGACCAGTCGGCGGAACGGGGGATCATGCTGATTCGTTCCGGATCCTCCGGGTCTGCGGCGATGGTCAGGAAACTGCATGAATGCTTGTATGCGGATACGATCAGTTCGGACGTGGCCACGTCCAATTGGTTGTCCTCGAACAGGTCGCCAACACCCATCGTGTCGTCACCGGAAATGCTGAACCCTTCCAGGTCGCTCAAATCGCTCAATGAGCGGACGGCCAGTTCCGGCCATCCAATCATCGCCTCGACCTTGTTTTTGATCTGGTCCGGGATGGAGATTCCGAAGTCCTTGAACCGTTCCTTGCAGTCGTAGTAGGCTCCGCGGATTAGGTTACGCGGGTATTTCTCTCGCCATACGCGCAGCAGTTCTTGGATGATGGGCATGTCCTCGTCGTCGACGCCAAGAATGGTGCCGACGTTCCCGCTGGCGGTGTCTAGGTAGCTGCTGCCGGTGAATTTCGGTGCCGTGCTTACCGTGGTGCCGTCTGCCATGTAGAAGACCATCAGACCATCACCTCCTGTCGTCTTCCGGGATGCCGTTTCGTGGTGAACGCCCCGTAGAGCGCCAATGTGGTGGATACGAGCGGGGTTATGTCGATATCCGAGCCGAGCTTGTTCCATGCGATCGCGCCGGACTGTCCCAATGGACGCGTGGTAGCGCCCTTGACTGCTGCGGCCAGCTGCGGCTGGCATTCGTCCCGCGGGTGCTTGAGCGTCCCGGCCTTGAGCATGTCGAGGAATCGGCCGCATGCGCGGCCCATCTCCTGCATATTCGTCACGGTGACCTTCACGCGTGCGGCCTTCAGGTCGGGCAGCAGGCTCATGGCCGGCGACTGCGCGTCGATGACCACACTTGCGGTCTTGTGCCAGCGTTCGGCGAGCCAGTCCACGGCCCACATGGTTCCCGCCTGCCGCGCGTCCTTGATGTTCGCCATCTGGATGACGGCCGTTCCGTCCTTGTACCGCAATGCGGCGCCGATGGTCAGCACGCTCCTGTCGGGCGGCATGTCGAGGCCGAAGCTCACCGTGCCGCCTTCGGGCACGTCATCGACGGCCGCGGCCTTCCACTGGTCGGGGTCGATGGCGTATGCGGTGACAGTCTCATCCCAGATGCCGAGCGCCTCACGGCGGAACGAATCGTCGGACAGGTTGTTGCGCATGCGTATGATTGCCTGTTCACTGGTACGTCTCGGATAGCTGGGATTCGCTTTAGCCCACTGTTCGCGGTCGTCCGGATCCGCGTCCTTGTCGGCGGCAAGCTCCACGTAGAGGAGGTTCCCATCATGGTTCAGCGCGTGCATGCGCTTCTCCGTGAACGCCTCGCACTGGTCTCCTGGCTTGGGTGGATTGCCCATGTACACGACCAACGGGTTCGGGCTCGTGTTCAGGACGGGGATCATGTTGTCCATCGCGCGCACGGTGAGGATCTGCGCCTCGTCGAAAACGGCCACGTCCACGCTGTGCAGGCCTCGGCCGAAACCGTTCTCTCGGGCGCCGAACATGATGCGGCTGCCGGACGTGAACGTGATCTCCTGCTGGCCGTTCGCCCTGCGGATGCGTTCCACGTACCTGCCGAGCATCGGGTTGTGTTCCATCTCGCACATGTCCGCGAACGTCTCGTCGCTGGTGCGCGTGTGGTGGGCGGTCCAGATGGCCTTCAGGTTCGGCGTGAGTATCGCCTTGAGGAACAGCGCGGTGCCGACGGTGAAGGTCTTGCCGATCTGCCTGCAGCTGGACAGCACGGCGCCGTCCGCGCCACACGCGTACTTGCCTTCCGTGTTCTTGGCGAACAGAAGCCACAAGAAACCCTGCTGCCACAAGTCGAAACGGATGCCGGCCTTGCGCGCGGCTTTGTTGATTCGCGTGAACTCGCTGCCGACGATGCCTTCCGGCTGGCGGAGGACCTTGGCGATTTCAGACAATCGACGCTCCGACATCGTCCGTCACCTCGTCTTCCTCATCGTCCAGCAGGTCGGTCAGACCTCCGCCTTGGAGTGATTCGATGCGTTCGCATACATCGATGAGCTGGCGGCTGATCGCGGGTAGTGCGTTTGCCGGTGTGGACGTGTCGTCCATAGCCTTCTGCAGTCGGTCGCGGTTGGCGCGCAGCATGTCCAGCATGCTGCCGTCCATCATTCTCTCGAAACTCCGCTGGTCGAGGTCCTGCTCCGGCTTCTGTTTCGTTTCCACGACTTTGACGGGTGGCTTACTGTTCCAGTCCTGTGCGGGCCTGTTCTTTTTCCGACGATAATCGGCTTTCTGACGGCAGGATTTGGAGCAGTACCGTTGCGGCCGCCCGTGGCCGGAAGGCCGGAATTCCTTGCCGCAGAGTTCGCACTTCATGGCGTCCACCTCCGCTTTCCGACCTTTCGTCGTTTCCCCTGTTTCCGACGTTTGAATTCCGGGGGAAATATCGGCACTGCACCCGAGGCTACCCCAAGGGTGTATGGCAGGGTACCCTGCCCTGGTATCGGGTCAGATGCCGAACGTTCTGAATGGCAGCGAGCTTGATTTGATGGTCTGCTTGCCGGCCAGCAGCGCTCGTGCATGTTCGTCTGTCTTGTCGCTCTTGAACCTGTTGCAGATGCGGTGCGTGAGCCTGCAGTTAGTGAAGCTGTATGGATCACCGCCGCGTGAGACTGGTATGAGTTCGTCTACTTCGGCGCTCATCGGATGTGGTGTCTTCAATGTCTTGTCGACCGGCTTACCGCAGATGGCGCACACATCGTATGCGGCCAACACTCTTTGCCTGAGCATGCGCCGCCGGTATCCGTTGCTGACCCGCTCGTTGCGTCGCTTGCCCATGGTCATTCCTTCGTATGAAGTCCTAGCATGGCCAACCACATGTCGACCAGGGATCCCGTCATCTGCGAATATCCCCTCCCGAGGTTATTCATGGAGCGCCTTCGGCGGGAGTCGAACCCGCGCATACACGCGGCCGCAAGGAAGAGGATCCGAAGATCTGCGACCGGTGCGATCTGCCACTGATTCCTACGAAGGCATGGACAGGCGGTTTGAGCATCACCGCATCACATAAGCGCGGGATTGGCCTGCCTGCCGCTGTTAGTGTATGCCCACTCTGACGTGAGTGGGCGGGGCGTGTCCGATATGCCGTTCGGACAGGACGGTGTTACGTAGCCCAAGGAGTTAGGAGAATCCATGGCGGATATGAAAAGGGTCCAAACCAATTCACCTCGGTTTGAACCCTCTAATCCACTGACAATTTTGCGTTGCACTTTCGATTTTGTCAAATCGAGTCGCGTCGCACGACCTGTCCATGCACGTCGGAAAGCCTGTACAACGGCTGCCCCTTCACGTTTTCACCAACCGGTTGGAGCCTGCCGCGCTTGCGCCATGAGCGAATCGTGTTCGCGTTGCACTGGAATCCGCATTCGCGCAGCAGTTCCGCGCACTCCCCCGCCGTGAACGCGCGTCCCGACCGAACGCATTCCCTCAGAAAACCCAACCGCACATCCGCCACAAGGTAAGTGTTGCCGCACACGGGGCATGCAACGCTTGCCGTGCCGACCGCCGCTGTCAATTCGACTCCGCACAGCGGGTTCGGGCATCTTCCGATGCCATGTTTCGCAGGCGGCACGTCGATGATGTCCAGCGTCTTTCGAACCATCGACTCCCACTCATGGTAGAAGTCGGCGATGTCAGGCATGCGGCGCAGTCGAGGACTGCCGGCGCAGACACGCAGCATGTCCACCAGCGGCGGATGCACGCCATAGGTCGCCCAAGGCATGGCGGGCGGAGCGTACAACCGGCGCCAGAGTGCGATTGCGGTATCCTCGATGGCCTGCATGTGGTCGAGCACCGGCAATCGGATTGGCGTCGGCGCGGCTGGAAGGTTGACGCGTCCAGACTGGCGGCCTCCGTAGTGCGCGGTCGAGTCCAGGAACTCATGCAGCGAATCCAACCATGATGGATATTCCCGCAGCCAGTCGCGCATCAGCCCGTCGCATTGCGCGCACATGGTGTCGCCGACAGCGCATTCTCCGCCGCAGACGAGGCACACGCCGGCGAGCGCTGGTGTTGTTTGGCTGGTGTTTGTTGCGGTGGTGTTGGTGGTGGTTGGTTGGGATTCGTTGTTTTGTTCGTTCATTTGTTCGATTCCCTCCGGCGTGGTAGTCTTCTGGTGGTGTCAGGAGCCCGGCCGGAAGGTCGGGTTTTTGTTATTCGTGGTGTTGTTGGATTATCGCTTTGATTTCCTCTTTGGGGACTTGCGGCACGAGTGGCGTGATTTCGTCGAGGCTGTATCCGGCCTGATGCCATTTGATGATCATGTCCATGAGGGTTTTCTTCACTTTCATTTCGTTTCCCTTCGTATTTGCTGGATGATCGTCTCGTATGGTTTGCGGTGGAAGATGCGTATCCACCATTCGGGGCGGCGGCCCCATATGGTTTTGACTTCGGTGAGGGGAAACCATGATACGTACCATTTTTGGCAATTTCCGCAGTACAGCACCTCGCCTTCCTCCTTCGGTCTGGGATGCTCATGGTCGAACGCTGGCGTCCTTGGCACCAAATAACTTCGATTGCTCATTTCGTGTCCTTCGTGGTTGGGCGGACGGTGAATGCGACGAGTCCGGTCTCGGCATTGAACACCTTGACCGGCTCGCCAGTCCTCAGGGACATGGCCTGCGCGTAGTCGCCAGCATGTCGATGTTCTCGAACGTTCTGACGCCTTCCTGGGTGACGACGTTGTAGCTCATCTTGCCAGCTCCTTGCCCACGCCGCTCACATGGCTCCAGTCGCATGACAGGCCGCCCTGCTTGTAGCCCGAGTAGACGACGCAGTCCACTTTCCTCGTGTCGGTCAGGGTGATGACGCATTCACGGAATTCGTCGGCCCCGGCGGAGCACTGCGATTCGATGGACATGACCGCATGCGCCGGCGTGGAAGGCCCCGACGCGCTTCCGCATCCTGCGAGCGCCATGCATATGACGGTGATGGCGAGTGTGATGCGTGTTGTTTTTCTCATTTTGTTTCCTCCTAGTGTTTGCGCCATTCGCCGTTGGCGTATCTGTTCCATCCGCGGATCGCGGTTTTGATGCTGTCGTCCGGGGTGGTGATCCAGACGGCGTTCGGACATCCGCGGCATTTGGCTATCCATACGTAATGCGCCGTGGTTCCGATGATCCGGGCGTAGGGTTCGATGCCGGGTTTCCTCGTGCCGCAGTATGGGCATGGACTGGTCCTATGCCATTTCCTGGCATGCGATGTGGTGTTTTTCATGGTTTGCCTTCCGTGATGACGACGGCGCGGATGCCGTCCGAGGTTTTGTTCGTGTGGTGGCGTAGGTCGCAGTCGATGACGTGCAGGCCGATGCCCCGGTATTTCAGGACCGCGTGGACCGGACTCAACCGGATCAGATCCAATGGGCCGTCCAACGTGACATCCATACCGGTGAGCGCGATGCATCGACGGCCGATCAGGTCGGCGGGATTCCGGTACTGCCACGCCATATGCGTCTGGACCGTCATGGCCGGCCTCCGATCCAAGCGACCAGGACGGCCGCGCACAGGAGCATCATGGAGACCGCTGTCATCACCATGCTCCCTTCAGGAGCTTGCGGTACCACTTGTAGTCGTTGATGTCGCGTCGGATGCAGTCGCGCACCCTGTGCGGGCCACGATGCCCCTCGTACGGATCCTCGGGACAGTCGATGAACCTCAAATACCGGCGGAGCGTGGTCAGGTCGAACTTGCGGTAGGACAGCCACCTGTCCGGGGCCATGTCGAGACGTTTCAGGAAGTCGATGTCGAAGTCCACGTTCGTTCCGGCCGGAACCAGCGTGAAGCGTTGCGAGAGGGAGTCGAGATACTCCTCCACGGCGTTCGCGACCGCTTCCACGCAGTCGTTCCTGTCGGAACCGTTCAGCAGTTCGAACAGGAGACCATTGTCCGTGTGCATGGAGAACGCTATCGGGCTCATGTCCAACAGGTCGAGATCGTACGGTCTGATGATGCGGTGCAGGGATCCATACGAATGTTCGCCCAGCACGTCGGTACATTCCATGCCGACCTCCAAAGGCAGGCTGTCATTCCTGTCCGTGCCGGTCGTTTCGAAGTCGAGCCAGAGCAGCGCCTCCGGCTTCCCATTCCGGTCTTTGTCCTGTTTCCTCATGATTCTTCCTTCCAACCGCTTTGCCATTCGATGATTTCGATTTGCGTGAGCCGTTGCGCCGTGCCGTCATCCAGCAGCCACCACCAGTCGCCGTTCCAGTCGCGTATCGGCACGCTGAGCGGAGCACGCCAACTCGGGATGATGTAGCCGAACCGTTCCGCCTCGGCCAGATGCGCGTGCGCCCAACCATGACAGCCGGTCGTGCCGGAACCGCACAGTTCCACGATGTTGCACGGCAGGTCACGCACGGTCGGGTCGGCCCGACGGCGCAACTGCCGGTGATGGCCGCTCCTGCCCGGCCAGACACTCGGGTCGTGCAGGTTGCGTCCGCAACGCATGCAATGCCAACCCTGACGTTGCAAGGCGATGCGTTTCGATCCCTGGAATTGCCGGTCGCTCATCGTCGCTCCCTTCCGAGCTGGTCGAGCAGGTTGATGCAGGTCGAGCAGTCGCGTTTGATATCGCGGATGCGGTCAAGATCCATATCGGCGAGCGCCGGGCCTTTGAGCGCGTCGAGTTCCAATCGGTCGGCGGCTTGGATGGCCGAGGTGAGGATGCCGGCCATGTGTGCGATGGTCATGGCGTTCATGCCGCCGCCTCCTGTCCGAACAATTGTTCGACCCACGCGCTGTCGGGCACGTTCGCGAGCTGACGGCGCAGCATGTCCGGGTCCAATCCCTGGTTGAGCAGGTCCGCGACCTTGCACGCGAGCTCCATGTACGTGTCCGTGCCCTCGCAGGAGAGCGGGCCGAGAACCCGTTTCACCTCTTCGCTGCCCCACGTATACCGGCGAGCGCCGGAATCCTTTGGGGTGGCGAATCCACGTTCCTTGCCTTTGACGAGCCAGTTGCGAAATTTCGCGTTCCAGTCTGCCGAGCGGGCGCCGGTGTCGAGTGCCCTGTCCTTGAACTTCCCCGCTTCGATGTCGCAGTC